GAATATATAGAATACTACAACACCAAACGGATTAAAGCCAAATTAAAAGGCCTGACTCCGGTTGAATATCGAAATCAGGCCTTACAAGCCGCTTAATAAAAGTGTCCAACTTTATGGGGTCACTTCAGCTGATTCAGGTTGTAATTGATATTTGATTATTGGTATTTCCTTTATTATTCTGCTTTAACGATATACATAAATGCGATATTACGAGGTCGGGTTTCATTACCGACAAGCCCTGCTGGGTTTAAATCATGCCACGATGTGGTTCCTCTAGATGTTGTGATGCTTCCGTTTGTACCATTGTTTGTATAGAGTAGCGCATTATCGAAATCACAACTATTAATACCACCCCAAACGCCCGCAATGCCCGTTTTCCCAAACGGAGCGAAGTGTTCTCGCTGTGAATTTGTAAAATGACTTGAATTTTCCCCCCAGCCTTCTACGTGCCTATGCGCGGAAATTTGCTGAGCTTGCGAGCTTAACATTCCACGTCGAGGATCTACTCCTCTAAAGTTATCCCATCCTCTAATAAATTCACCTCGTAAATCAGGTAATTTTCCAGATGGATAGACTGCAGCTAATTTTGTAAATTTGCTTTTATCAAACGCTGAACCATTACACTCAAACCACCCTGACGGAGGTGTCGTTTTAGGCCATGGCAGTGGAATTCCAATGGGGATATAGTTGTTAATATTGGATGTTGTGATAGTCTCATACCACTGTTGTTTACCATTTATTGTTGCACAGCGGTTAAATATTTTAGGTGTTTTTGATGCAACAACGAATAATTGTTCAACGTAAAAATTTTTATTTGAGCTGCCGTAAACGGCTAATGTGGCTGAATCATTTCTGGACAAATCTGGAAAATCAGATGTTTGAGTTGCATACCAACCGCTTGGTAACCGATCATTTGGATTACTAGTTGGAGCACCAGTTAATGAGCCGATTCCATAATCTCCAGTTTTTAGCACTGACTTACCATTAATCACGACATCATCAATAGATTGAAAACTCCACGAGTTTTTTGTCGAGTTATATACTAACTTATTCTGCCGTTTTTGTTTTTCCGCATCATAAAAAACATGCGAATAATTATCTTTTGACGTCACCAGTTCCATTATATTTTTGTTTTCATACTTGATTTTTAATCCATTTTTAGACAAAATCAATTGCCCAGTCATTGTGTCGCCCGATTTTTTTACCGATCCGTTTGCCAAATCATACGTTTTTTTGACTGCTAAAGGTGTTGCTGCTTGGTTTTCGAGATTAGAATCAATAGCCGAATTTAATTGTACAAAGCCTTTTGATTTAGTGGTGGCATTTGGGTGATTAGTTGATTTTTCATGAGCCGTCATTTTAGAAGTAATCAAATCATCAACATATTGTCGGGTAGCCAGTACCACTGCTGGATCGATTTTTAGTTCGATAGATTGTGTATTGTCGACAATAATGATCATTCTGATCACTTGTGTACGTCCGCTGCCCTCAGCTAATTTGGGCTTATAGGTAGCAGGACAGTTACCTACGGCGATTAGATTACCTTTATCATCAAATAGTCCAATTTCATGAATGAACCAGCCACCATCAGTTTCAGGTATAACTTGTTCCGCAATAATTTGATTAGGGTTTTCTTTATCGACAAATAATGTGTTGATAGCCGCCCGTCTAACTTCGTGAACTAATTTGGTTTGAGTTGCATTGGGTTTGGGTATAATACCATTGCCATCACCAACTGCCATTTGAGTTATCTTAAGTGGTACGCCTAGTGCTGTGGCATTAGCTAATAATGCCGCTCCTCGTTTAGTTAAAATTGTATAGTAGGTTTGATTCATGGTGTTATGCTCATTGTATCGATTAAATGAATAGTTGCGCCAAAATGGCCTTCTGATTGTGTTGTGACTGTTTCAGCAATATAAGGATAAATTTCTAATGTATTACCATCATAACTACTGGCACCAATGGGTAAGGAGCCTTTAGAGACTAATTGAATCGCCAAATTAGATAGTTGACGTGACACAGGTTTAACATCATCAATTATACGACTAAGTTCGTTATAGGATTCTTCAGTTATACCGGTATCTAATACGCCAATTTCTAAGGCAAAAGTGCCTGGAGTTTGATTATTTTGCCACCATTCTGTAGTTTTGATTAGGTAACCAAATGGTTCTATTGCCCGGCGAATTGCTTCTTTGGTACCTTTAAGTTTATGGATCTCAAATGCTTCGGCGATAACTTTGCGTTTAATCTGCTCAGACCATTTTTCATCCCAACGATCTACACTATATTGCCATGCTAAGTAAGGCAGTAATTCATTTGGACAAGTTTGCGGATCCCAAAGTGAACGTAGTGGAATTGGTGGTTCACAAGTCATCGCTTGTGAAAGATTTTTTTCCAGTTTGGTAGCTGTAGGGGGAAGTAGTGTTTTATTCACCATAACCTGCTACCTCAATTTTATAGTTTGAACAATAACTAGCTTGCTCACGGCTAATAATAATATCATCTGCAGGTTCTTGAAGTTCAACACGTTGTACACCAACAGCATGTAATGCTGAGATGATTGCACTGCGACTGATTCTTCGACCAATTCGATGTTTTTCGCTAATATAAGCTTGCAAATTATCCATGACCATTTTTCTAATTGGTTCTGATTCAGGACCTGGATATAAATAAAGTTTTGCTTTGATTTGATAGTTAATTAATTCTACCGATTTAACGGTTACCCTATCTGCAATCGGACGACGATCTTCTTGGTTAACCGCTTTTTTAACAATTTCAATCAATTCATCAGACGCAATACCATTATTATCGCGTGCTAATATTGCTAATGTAACACAAGCTGGTGATGGGCTTTCAGCTGCGGCATCTAACACCCGGCCATCAGCACTTCGAGCAAAAAACTCATAAGCAGCTCGAGGGCCTGCGACTGATAATCCTTCAAATGCTGATTGAATTCGCACTCTAAAGTCGCTATCAGCTTCTTTGATTTCTTTGATAGCAGGCACGACACTATTATCTTCAGCTTGAATGGTTAAACGATAAACATTAAAGTTTGCCCCTAAATTATCTAAATCCTGATCTTTCGCATGAGCAATCATAAGAGCTTGCGACGCTTCGTTTATTCGTTGCCGTAAAAGTAGTTCATAATAGCTACTTTCTTGCAATAGTTTTACGATTGGCTCACTTTCAAATTGTAATGTTTTAGCAACTTCAACCTGATCTTGGCTGCTATAAAGTGATAGGAATTTAGCTTTGCGACGATTAAAGATCTCCTCAAAATCTAATGATTCAATCACATTTGGGGAGGGTAATTTTGAAAGATCTGTTAATGTGGCCATGTTGCTACCTCAATTTCACTAGTAAATGTTTGGTTTGGTTTGTCTATTCGGGAACCGGTTATTTGTAAGGTTAATTTTTCTTTATCAGGAAATACATCGACAGCATCAAGTTTTATTCTGGGTTCCCATTGAGCAAGTGCCAATACCGTTGCCGAAATCACTCGTAATTTTGTTGCTTCTGTATTTGGATTATCTAAAAGTAAAAACAGTAACGAACCATAACTACGACGCTCAATTCTGGAACCAATCGGTGTCGTAATAATGTCTTTAATCGATTGGTTGATATGATCTATATCGTTAATCGTTCGTCCTGTTTTGCTATTCATGCCTATGTAACTCATTGCGGTTTTCCTGTTGAATCACCACCAGCTTTAACGCCAATATGGGTGTGAGAGTCTAATACAATGCCGTTTGATGATAATTGACCTTGTTTATGGATGACGTTACCGGTTAATGTGCCTGTATTTCCTTTAGCTCCACCACCATTAGCACTAAATGATTTGAATGTTACATGATCACTGCATTCCACTAATGGAGTATCAAGTTTAATTTTACTACCTGCTTTAGCGGTTATTTGCTCACTGGCTTCAATCACAGCGGTTTTGATACCTTTGATGGTTAATTGGCTAGTTTCTGGTTCATATTCAAATGATGCACCATCAGGGAATGTCACAATATAACCATCATCAGATTTAGCTGGAGCAGGATTTGTATCACAATAAATGCTAGGTAATACGCAACCTAATGAAAGATTACCATTAGGGCTTAAAATAAATACTTGTTCACCTATCGATGGGCGCCACCATGTACGGCTTTTACCTGCACGATGACTAAACCAAGGTAACCAAGTTGTAATTAATTCACCAGTACGGACTTTAACCCGATCGCCGTTGGTTTGATAAATTACACCAGGGCGAATCAGGTTTTCAATTTTTCGTAGAATGTCGACTAAGTCGGCGGGATGATAATTTTTCATAATGACTATGATGAAATTTTATCAAGTAAAAATAAAGTAAGCTTGGTTGTAGTGATAGGGGTTACAAATTTTCAGTGAGTTAACTAAGATTTATGGTTTATTTGAAATGATTTAATCAGTAACTTTTTGACTAATCATTATTTTAAATAAAACAGTAAAAACAATACATTAATTTAATATTAAGAAATGGCTCTTAATATCAAAAAAGTAGAAAGAAGAGGGGTTTTAAGCCCCTAAAATAATGAATTTAAGACACTAATGTTAATGTCAGCATTTTATTTACTACGCAAAGTAACAGTTATTAATAACCATACTTTTCTAATGATTCTTGCAAAATTATTCGATCGGTTAATGAGTTAAATTCCAATTTATCTTGCTGTTGTATTGGTTTGATCCTTTCTGATAATGTTAATTCAATTGTTAAATCACACTGATTGCCATTGATATTTGCAACGTTAAACTTAATTGCTTGTTGGCGCGAACGTGTGCTAATAATGGCATCTGGCTGATTAGCTTGCATCCAGCTGACTATGCTGGCGATTAAATCTTCAAAAGGGTAGCGATAACCAGTTAAGTTTATTGATAACGTGAAATGATATTGAAATCCTAAATCATCCACAGAGAAAGGCTCAACAATGCCATCTTTAATGATAAATTGATTTTTAGTTGCTGAGTTATTGTCTAGCAGATTTTTTTTTAACAGATATTTTTTTAAATGGTTAATTTTTTTCATACCGATCCTTCTAATATTTATGAATAATCTTGGTTACTTTAAAACCGTTAATTTTAAATTAGTGGAAGATTGCTGAGGTTGAAATAAAATAACTGTCAATCCTCAATCCAATCGCATTGGTTCAAATATTCAATTACAACTATTTACTTGCTTAAACGACTATTTTTCAATTTATCACAGATATTTCATTGTGAATTGGTGTTGTTAGCCGATTTTGCTGAACGACTTAGAATGCTTATGTTGCCTTTGCTTTTTAATAAACAAATTAATAATGTTATGTTCATCACAACTTGAGCAAGATAAGCTCGATGGGGTAGATCGATAAATGAAAATAAGCTAACAGCAGCACTTGATACTATCATCAACCAAGCTAACCAACAGTATTTGATTTTGTAGCGGTAATTGTTACGATCGAAAGTAAATAATCGCACTGCAATCATTAAACAAAAAATAGTATTGAGTGTCGTTATCATGATTTTTTGCCTCTAAAGTAATTGAAAAAGTTAGTTGGATCATCGAATTTTTTAATTAACCATAGTAATAATTTAACGCTAATAGCTGATGAAATTAATGCACCTAAGCCAAGTGGCATTTTTGTTTGAATATTGGTTGGAAAAATTGGAATGAGTAAATACAGCGTCATTTCAGCTAAGAGTAAACCCATAGAAAATGAGATCAGAAATAGGACGATACGACGCAAAAGAGAAATACATTGTTCACTAATTACTAATAAAATAGAACCACAAAGAGCGCCTAAAATAATGCCATTTTCAATGTTAGGATAAATCATTGATAATGAAAAAGCACTTATAAATGAGGTAAAAGTTAAACTGGTAGGTTCTGTCATTAAGTTAGTCCCATAAATTTATAGAATTAAAATTTTTTTCAGGTACCGATTCTGGAACGTTTACTTCTAAACCCATAGGTAATATTGCTGGCAATTCACATAGTTTTGGGTTGTTTTGATAAATTATTTCTACAATTCCCGCTGTTTTACCAAAAACTCGATAGGCTAGTGCATCAATAGTTTCATTTTGCATGGTATAAACAATCATTTTTAAATTACTCCATAGTTAATTTAGACTTATTTTTTACAGCGACATTGATGTTGTTTTAATAAATAGATCTCGGCGGACAACAAAGGTGTTGATCTATTAAAACCATTGCACCGCCGAGGTGTGAGGGTCACTTGTTATAATTAGCTATTTAATATTATGGTCGTTGTTAAATCATTTTTAAGCAATTAAGCAAAATTGTGACAAATTGAAATACAATACGATTAAGTACTGTCGATCAATTAACAAAAATCAGTTGCCGTCAGAGTTATTAATTTCTCGAATGGCTTGTTTATCCGCATTACATTTTTCAATGATATGCAATAGATGTTCGTTGTATTTAAGACTATCACCAAAGGTCATTGGTTTAGGAGGCAAATTCGGCTGACAACTACTGAGTAAATTCGCTGGTATTGGTTGACTGACGAAGATTTTTCGCTCGGTTGTACAAGCTACCAGAAATAGGCAGAGGCACCAGCTGGTTAGCACAATAATTTTCTTTGAGTTGATCATTAATCTGTTCCTGATTTTGTAACGATTGGTGTTCTAAAGACTGCTTATTTTTTTCATTGTTAGCGATAATTTGATTATTTTTGATAATTGTTTGCTCTAATTGACCTAATTTTTGGGTCAATTGACTAACTTCATTTTGTGCTAATTGTTTAGCATGCAGTAAATCGTTAATAATAAAAAACAATAATATAAATGCAAAAGCAATAGTAACGTTGGTTTTGTTCATATTAATCCTGGTAAATAAATAGTTTTGCCGTTTTGTTTTACTGCAGTAAGAACTCGTCTGCGTTTGTTTGTGTGACTAAATTCAATATGAACCCATTGATTATACTCTTGAATGATTTTGTCAAATTCAACGCCAGCCATAATTAATCGTTGGCAAATTTGTTTTGGATTACCGTAGGCACAGTGGAAATCAACTGCCAAACCTTTGGTATGAGGGCTGGTTTGCGACCCTCCCACTTGATTATTTAAAGCAGGGCAACGGTATCCGGATGAAATAATGATTGGATGAGCTAAAGCTTCTCTAACTGATTCTAATTTATTAGCTGTCAGATAAATATTTACCATTAATTCATCTGGCACATGATTATCTATTTTTAGTCGAGTTGCTGTTGTTGAGCGAGTAAATTCTTCTAATGTGAAGTGTTCGGTTAATTTCATGAATCTTCATCTCCTTTGATATATTTAACTAATTTTTATTTCGAATTTAAATTAAGCTTGCTCCGGACCAACTACCTTGGTCATAGCTATGCTTCAAGTAAGTTCAAATCGCCAATTAAAACAGCTAAACGTTAAAATGATTAATGCTCCAGCAAAAGCCGAAAATATACATTTAAGTAATTAATCTTGTAATGCGAAATTTGTTATCATATTTTTAATATCCTTTTTTAATAAGCATATTCCAATCCTGATATCAGTTATTAAGAATAAAAGGATAAACTAAGTAACTTCTTACACTGTTTAATTATACAGTTTTTCACTCTATCCTCCTAATTTATAATGAGGATTCAATTAAAAATCAGCTTTTTAAAATTGTTATTAATCAGATAATTGAGAATTATTTCAGACAGGGTTTTGTAGTAACTGTTTAGACAATTAAAATAATTTATTTTGACTAAAATAAATGAGTATTTGGACGGTTGCCGATACTAATTAAAAAATCTAAGCATTAAGGTTTAATTTATATAAATAGTGATTGCTATAATGAATTATTGTCAATAATTATTAGCAAATAATGAATAAATTTGTGTTATTAGGATATAAAGAGAACCTTTCCTTAAGTTAAGTTTTTTTAGATTGTATAGTGGATAGTTGATGATTATAGTTAATAGGGCATGAACTATTTTCAACTATCCTAAAGTGATTATGGATTATTTGGGGTATCAGGATGTTTAGTGGTCATTTGCTCCTTTAATGGCTCAAGTAAATCCCGAAACCAAAACATTATTATGTCTTTATCCGGCTCCCGTAAATGAATATGTTCAGTAATGATTCGTGAAAGTAATTCTGCTCGTTCTATTGTTTTTATTTTTTCCAACTCATTCATTTCAATTTCTCCTTAAATGCTGTTTTTATACTTAGTACATAATAGTTACTTTTTCGATCAAGTCATTTTTAAATGACTTAAAACAAAGTAGTCAATAATTTTTAATATATTTAGTATATTTATCTATTTTTTTGTTAAAATATTAAGTATTTTTATATACTTTTCATCCAATATCTTACACTATTCACTAGGTAAAAAACACCAATAATGTCTTTTTTGCTTTAGTTAAAAAGAGGCATTGATATAGTTTTTAAGTGGTCTTTTTTTCTGCTTAATATATTGATTATTTACTATTAGATGAAGCCCATTTAGAGAATCAGTTAATATAAGATGCTGATGCGTATTTATCTTGACACTTCGTCTTAAGTAGAGCTGATTGACATTTAAATCATTATCTGGTAAACCGATAATTTTCAGTTGTTGCTTAATAGTTTGTCGTTGTTGTTCAGAAGTAACTGTGTAAGTACAGTTATTGACAGAACTCCAAGGCGTGCGTTCCGCCCGCAATAAAGATGTATCATTTGTTTTTACGCTATTACTACTATTTTTTGGAACTAGCTTCCATTTAATTAGTCTCGTGCAAATAAAAGATGCAAAACCATGAATTGGTGCGTAAACCCCTTTAATTTTTTTGATGATTTCTTCATATTGATTAACTTTATCCTCATAAGCAAGGCGGACTTTAATATCTTTGCGTTTGACTAATGGCCCACCTTGATGAATAGTATAAGCGGCCCAATCACCAATATCGGCTGATGCTAATACCGGATCGATAATATCATTGACTACTTTCTTATTTTTTAAACGACGTAGTTCTCGCCATACGCTAACAGGTGCTCCCCCTAATTGTTGAAATTGGCGAATCTTCCAACGGCTGGCCCAAGCAGTAATCGCCTTAGATGATAGCTTTAAGTTTTCGCCTGTTTGCGTATCAATTTCGTTTTCTAGTGCATATCCATCAATATTTTTGGCAATATATTTGGCGATATAACCAGTTGCAGATCCTTTTTGTTTATCAATATCTTTAAATTCAAAGCGATTGATAGCTGCACCTTTTTCATCACCATCTTCATCCAAAGCATATATCCACATACTATAAAAAGCTTTTTGAATATCTTCGGGACGCATAAAGATTAAAATATGCCAGTGAGGTGTACCGTCATGATGAGGTTCGGCAACTCGAAAACCAAAAAATTGAATATTTTCACGATTAAATTTAGCCCGAATTCTTGACCAAACTTTGCATAAATAGGCTTGTGTTTCTCGAGGGGTATTACCTTGCCAGTTTTCAACAAATCCTCCTTTAGCATGAACACTGTGATATTTAGCTGGAGCTGTCAAGGTTATAAAAGTACCTTGATAACCTAGATGATCGGCTAAATCTTCAAAGCCGCGCATACGTGTCATAAGCTCTACACGTCTTATTGCTGGATTAGCTACCGATTTATAAACCTGTAACTCTAATGGTATTTGTTCACCGGTTTCTTGGTTTTCTATTGCCATCTTTTCCAAATATTTTTGATTGCGACGTTTTTGTTCTTGCCATTCCATTTGACAGCTACGACTAGCATAAGGGGATGCCTTTTTTTGTACTTGACCTACGGCAATTGCGAAATGCTCATGTTCAAAATCTCGGCGAGTTTTTAATTTACGTTGCCACCATTCATGATTGGTTATTTTAGCTAATGCTTTAATACAATTATCATTGGTTAATTTGTGATTTTTAAAATCATTAAAATAGGGGGGTATAATGTTAATACCACTTAATTCTTTTAAGACTGTTCGATAAAGTTTTTGCTCTAAACTATTGCTTTCAATATGATTAGCTGTCAAACAAAAGGACTGATCTGCAAGACAGGTTTGGATGTGTTTATTCAGATAATTGACTATGTCAACACTTAATTTTGCTAACTTTTTTGTACTCAATGTGGCTAATCGGGCAAATTCCTCGGCAAAATTAATCGATAAGGCACTGGGTTTGTCTACTTGATAACGTGCTTTGACTTGCGATAATCTTTCCTGAATATTGCCACCTAAAGTTTGTCGTAAAAAACTATTGGCTTTTTTTCTTCCTTCAACTTGAAAAAGATTAATATATTTATCAGCAAAATAACCAGCTAAAAAATCAGGTAAATCACTAAAGAATTGAGCACGGAATGGGTGGTCTTCTTGATCAACTTGCCACAATTTAATTTCATTATAGCTGATAGATTGTGGCATTTTTTTTTCATAATTAAGTTGAGCTATTGGCGTTCTTGCTAATTTTTTATTAGGTAAATATTGCCCGATATTTTCATAGTAATCACGCATAGCTAATAATAAAGAATGTTTATTTTTAGCAGGAATAAAAGGTAAAGAGAAAGATTGACTGGTCATAAATTCTCGGTAGCAGTTATCGTTTGGCACGCAGTTCTTTTAGATTTTGACAATCGATACAAAGTTGACAACCTTTTAACAATTGTCTACGTTTTTCAGGGATTGGCTCGCCACATTCGATACAATCTATTGCTGATTCGCCGGTAAAGGTTTGGCGATTAGCAAGTAGATTATCAAGTTCAAGCTGAGCCAAATCATTTGCTTGGTCTATAATATCTTTCATTAGGCATTAGTCTCATAGCTTTGATGGCGAAGTTTTTCTGCTTCTTGATAAAGCAATTCATTTACTTCGCTAGCTGTTAAATTCTGATCTAAGATATGACCGCTTATTTGCATTAAGCGATTTATATAAAGGTCACAAAGTCGTTGTTCTGTTTCTTGTTTAATTTTTCCCGATATATTCTGTAGTTTAGATTGAGTAATAGTGCTTGAGTTCATATATTTTTCCTCATCTTGATATTCATTATTGTTTGGTAAAATCTTGTGCTTCACAGTGTGCAAAGACATCCACTATGGCTTGTAAACGGCGAAGTCCTATTTCTAAATTATCTACTTCATTATCATTGAGCTGATCAAAGTTTAAATTGTGTTCTGAATACGACAATCTTGTGTTTAATGATGTTATTCCTGCGGCTGCTAATAACAGTCTTTTTTGTCCTGGCTTTAACCGATTAAAATTGCTGCGAACTAAGCTGCGATGTCCATGAATTAATTGATATAGATGTCTTATATGTTCAAGTTGACGAGATTGTTCAATATCATTCATCGCTCTTCCTTATATAAATATAGTTTGAATCAAAAAAGAGCCATGTCTTTCGAAAAAGGCAAAGGCTTTATCAAATGGTTTGAGTTAGTTTTGGCGATGCTTAACTTGCTTTAATTTAATGGTTTTACCATTACTTTTTTCAATCCAACCATTTGGATTATGTTTATTGGTTTGAATAAAAATAACTAACGGTTGGGTAGTCGATTTTTGACTTAAATAGATAGCCTGGCTCATATTATTGCTCCATCAAATTTAGTTCAGGATTAAATGCTTTCGCCCCTTCAAGCGTAAGGGCGGTCATATTAATTAACGTTGTTGAGCGGTCATGCTTGCCTGTGATTCTTTTTTTTCGCGTTGGGAGTAATCCTTCATGTACATATTTTTTAACAGTACGAGGATTCATGCCCGAAACTCGAGCAAATTCATCAACAGTGACGTAAGGAGCAGAAATAGTGATTGAAATTGTTGTCATCATAGTGCATTATTCCTAACATAAATATGCTTATATGTAATTATGTGTATTTATATGTAAAATTAAACTAAATATAATTTATCATTAAGCAAAGCTTAATGTCAATCATATTTTTATTTATAAATTAACTTAGGCTTAATTCAAGATGAGTATTAATTTTAATTCTGGTGGTGCCAAAGTATTGGATAGAATCATTGAGGCTTATGGGTTTAAATCCAAAGTCGAATACAGCAATTATTTAGGAACATCAGCAGCAAGTTTATCAATCCGCTATCGACGAGATCTCTTTCCTTCCGATCTTGTTGTCAAATGTATGGATGAAACAGGTGCATCATTACAATGGTTAGCGACTGGTGAAGGACAATTTAAACCAGCTGAACAATCTAAAGAAGCGGTTATTTCCGATGAAACTTTAGTTAAACTTGAGCGGTTGGCTAGCCTAAAAGATAAGGGAGCCATTACCGAACAAGAGTTCAGTGAATTAAAAGGACAATTGATTTAGATTAGCAAAGGATTAATTGTACTTATGTCAGTAAGAAAACAACCTAATGGAAAATGGTTATTTGAAAAATATCTCTCAGGTGGTCGTCGAATCCGTAAAAACTTCGCCACCAAAGGAGAAGCATTAGCATATGAAAATTATCTTGAAGAGCAAGCAAATCAAAAACCATGGATTAATGAAAAAATTGATAAGCGTCGTTTATCTGAATTAATTCAAAGCTGGTATTCGCTTCATGGTCAAACCTTAAAAGATGGTCAAACTCGATTAAAAGCAATGCTTTTTGCCAGTGATTGTATGGACAATCCATTAGCAACAAATTTCACTGCGAAACAATTTACTACTTATCGCCAAAAACGGATTGATGGTGAGATATATCGAACTGATCGCATTAAAACGGTTGCTCCTAGAACAATGAATCTTGAATTAACCTACTTTAAAGCGATGTTTAACGAGTTAATTCGGTTAGGGGAGTGGCAACATAACAATCCACTTGAACGAATACGCCCATTTAAAACCGATGAGCAAGAAATGGCTTATCTTACTAAAGAGCAAATTCATGAACTCTTATTATCTTGTGAGCAAAGCACAGCCACCGATTTAACCATTATTGTTAAAATTTGCCTAGCAACAGGAGCACGTTGGAGCGAAGCCGAAAGCCTAAAGGGCGCACAAGTTAAAGATGGGAAAATCACCTATATCAACACAAAAGGTAAACGCAATCGAACCATTCCAATTAGCGATAAACTCTTTAACGAAATTCCCCAAAAGCATGGTGGCTTATTTACCCCCTGTTATTCAGCGTTCCGCTCGGCAATCGATCGTGCAGGAATAGAATTACCAGATCGACAACTAACCCACGTATTACGCCACACTTTTGCCAGCCATTTTATGATGAATGGTGGTAATATTTTAGTTTTACAAAAAATACTCGGCCACACCGATATCAAAATGACCATGCGATATGCACACTTTGCACCTGATCACTTTGAAGATGCGGTAAGGTTGAATCCGTTGAATCTAAACTAATTTAAAAAATATGGCTAGAAAGAAAAAGAATAGAAAGATCAAAAAAGTACAAACTACAAGCAATAATAAAAGTTGGTTGAATAGAGTGATAACAAATCCTGTTGTCATCATTATTTTTTTTATTACAATTATTACGAATACAGCTAATATTATTTCATCAATTGATACATTATTATCAAAATATAAGGATTTTTGGGTATGGTTTGGTAGTTCAGCACAATTTTCAGGAAAGTGGACTAATAGTAGTGAAGGTTATATCGATATTATCCCTAGGATAATTTTAAAAAATGAGTCTGATGTTACGATAAATGTTGAGTTAAGAGTAAAAGATCATCAGGTTACAGGTGTAATTAATAGTTCGGCGTTTCTTGATTTCTGTAATCATCTAGAACAACCAGAAAACTTAAGAGTTGATATAAAGCTAATTTGTAATATGCAAAGTAATATGCTATTAGCTGGAAATAAATCACCATTAAAAAGTAATTTTGATGCAGAAGTTTTTAATTATATATCTGGAAAAAAACTTATTTATGCAACGCTTCATTTTAAAGTCAGTAATGAAGAATTAGAAATTACAAATAAAAATATAGGTGTATATTCATTATTTTTCCCTAATAAAGCTTTTCTTATAAAAGAACCTGAGTTTGTTGATTAAAATAATTGGCGGTAAAATGGCGGTTGAGAATATTTTTATATAGTAAAATATGTCTATATATGTACTCCTAACCGCTTGATTTCATTATAAGTCATTGATTTTAAAAACAGCTTTAAAGAACTCATAATCGATTGGTCACTGGTTCAAGTCCAGTAGGGGCCACCATCAAAGATATTTAAATTCAATAAGTTGTCTCCTTTTATAATATTTAGTTAATCCTGTGATTTTTAGCTATGGCGATAAAATGGCGGTTGATATTTTTCGAATTTAATCTTTTTATCTCGCAAAAAAGTAGAAAGTAGAAAGTAGAAAGAAAGCTGTAAATAGTTGTGCTAGAAATAGGGAACCAGATTGATTTATGATTCAACCTGGTAATGTTTTAGGCCTTTTTGGCGTGCCGACTGTATGGCGATATTGGAATGTTAACTTTTGGATCTGGAATTGCACTTGGTACAATAGTTTCAGATATGGATTGCATTGCAGTGAAAGTATGTCCGCAAAATATATTGGAACATTGGTAATACTGCTTACGGGTTAAGTTACTAATTTCTTCGCTCGATCTTATAAATGTTTTATTTCGGCAATGTGGACATTTCATGTGACAAACCTCTTTTTATTAATCTTAGATTAATTTTATATTAATTTAAGATTAAGTCTAGTATTTTTATATTTTACTTTTTATTAATTCTGTTTTGTCTTTTATTAAATAGTCGTAAATTTTAGATGAGCTATAGTTTGATAACTTATTAATTTAAATTATTTTTTGTAGATTACATTGATGACTCTTTGTGATGAGCCATCATTTACAGAGATTTAAAATTATTTACCCAATCTTGTTAAGGTTATTTTACTGTGCCTTTAGGCTTTTGGGTTGGGAGTATATTTTCGTAACTTTGTTCTTGGGGTTTTATCTCTAATTCAACTTCAGTTGTAAATCCTGATTGTTTACTTAATGAATGTGTACATTTAGCAATGGTCCATTGGGTTGAGTTTATTTCCGGTTTAAAACCAGTAACTTCAACAGGCATTTCAGTAAATAAATCCGGACGACCTAAGGCAAGTTTAAGTTTAAAAGATGCTGTACCACGTTGAATTTTTTTCATTTCACTTTTAGCAGCTTCTATAGCGCTTTCTTTATTTGCAAAGATACTTCTTAAAACTTTGATTTTATCTTTAGAACCTTCATAATAAACAGAACTCTTATCTAATTGTTCTTTATAGATAATTTTTTGTGGTTCTTTAGTTGGGTTTTTGTAATCATACCAGAATGTTTGCACACCAGCATATTGATTACGGTTATTGATTGTATAAGAGTGTGAGTTTCCTGACTCTCTTTTTATTTTCGCAGGTGGAATAGTCTTGCCATTTACGGTTATTCCTAGCCCTTTATTAAAGACGATCAAGATATCATTTTTAACGGTGATCCCACCACCATACTCATCAATTAACCGTGTAAGAAAAGAGCTGTCTGATTCTCGGGTCTGGTCAATATGTGGAATATATTTTGAACCGATTTCTTTATCATAGCGATAAGTTAAATTATTGCGTTTAGCAATAGTAGCAATTAAATTACCTAAAGTAATACTATCATAAGATTCTTCACGATTAACACTTATTATTTCTCCCGATAGATTAGCACTAGTACCTTGAATAGTGATGATATCAGGTGTTCCAGAATGCGTGACTTGAGTAATGGTAAAAACATTTTTTATATTTGCTTCAAAGATTACCTCTTCTTGGTTGTCCATCGTAGTTCTTTTGTTATCAGCACTCCATCCAAGCGTAATTTCTAATTTAACCCCTTTTTTGGGTAAATTAACTTTTTGATCGGAATCATCAATAACTAAAGTTATTGTATCTGCTTGAAATCCATTATTATCGACAAATGTCATTGATATTAGACGATTATCAAACTTTTTAGTAATGTCTTGTTTATTATTATCATCTAATAATAAAATTTTAAAGAAAGGGCTGGCCATGTTGTACCTATATAATAATATCAATAATATCTTTGATGGCGCTTTCACCAAAGAAGTCTGGAATATCTACTTTAGTTAGGTTTATTGTGAAATCGATTTTTTTTGGAGAACCGTGACGATCTAGTTCGGTGTAAGTTTTTTCTACACTATTTAAAACAAAGAAACCAAGTGGTACACCATCACCTTGAATTAGTGGCATTGGTACTGATAAATAAGCCATACGTTCTAGAACTTCAAGGCTGACTTTACCATGAGTTATTTCACTATATACTGAACCAGATAGGTTTATTGTTTCGTTATTAGGTCCTGTAAACTGTAATGCTGAGCGTTTGTTAACTCTATTATTACTAGCCCAGCTCCAACTTTTGTTTATTTTCATATTTTTGTAGGGTAATGTTTTTAAGCTGAAAACAAAAAAGCCGTAACATATCATCATATTAGTAGATATCCCTTAAGCTGCTTTTAATTTGAAATAGTTGTTGTTGTTCTCTACGATCCAGTTCTTGAGTGATAGCTCTGACTAACTCTTGTTCATTCATGCCAGGTGCTGCATTGATGGTAATATAATATTGTGAGGTTCCTCCTTGAATATTACTCACGCCTGAGTTAGCGATAGAATATGTGCTATTATTCATGCTTTTTAATGGAATTTGTGGTGCAGTTGTCTTCACTTTGTCAGCAAATTTACTCAGTGAGTCTAAAGCATTATCTTGCGTTCCATCAATCCCGAGTTGATAGCCTTCAATAGTGTTAATACCAAATTCTTTAAAGACTTTCGATGGTGAATTAATTCCTAACTTTGATTTGAACCAACTACATATATTACTACCAACATCTGATACGCTATCTTTTAACCCGTTCCATGCATTTTCGATACCGTTTGTCAGTCCGTCTATAATATCGCCGCCAATTTTTAAAAATTTATTGAATAATCCATTTTCTCCAGTAAAAATTTGTCCTATTTTGTCAGGTAGTTCTTTTATTTTGTCAGGTAATGATATAATAAGATCCCAAGCATTACTCACTACGTCAAAGAGTGTTTCAAATAGTTTGATTGGTGCCATAATGATGCTACCAACAATTGAACCAAAAGATACTCCTGCCGATTTGCAACTTTCAAACTCTTCATTAGTTAATTTGATTGGCGATAATAATTGACTAAACCAGTTAATTACTCCGCCTATTGCATCACCTATAGCGCTAAATACCGGACCTAAGAATGAAAAAGCATCAATTATTGGCTGTAGTTCATTAGTCAATCCTTCCCAAAAACCACTGAAAAAGGCACTCATTGGTTCCCAATATTTTCTTATTACAAGAGCAGCAGCGGCAATTGCCATAACGACAATCCCAATAGGATTGAGTAAAAATGCTCGACCAACTGTCGATATAACAGTGCCTAACCCTTTAAATGCACTCGTTAAAGTTTTAATCGGAATTTCTCCTAATGCGCCCAATGCTGTACTTGCCATAGAGGTGATTGAAATTATTTCCATAAAGGTCGCGACAAAAGTAGGGTGGTTATTTACCCATTGCTGAGTATTTGCCATGAGATCTGTTAACCATGGCATTGCCCCAACTATTACTCCTTGCATGGAACCACCAATCGAACTTAAGAGGTTATTTGATGTGGCTTTTAATAATCCCAACTGTGACGCAAAACTTTTACTGTCAATATCTGCTTTTATTTGTAAAGAACCCATTGCATTTGGATCATTAATTACTGATTGTTGTTGAGTAAGTAAAGGCAAATTATTGGTAAGTTTGCTCGTATTTTTGGCTTGTTCACTACCAAATAACTTACTAAGAATTTCTGTTTGTTGGGTAGTATTCTGTTGTTTAATAGTTGTTAGTACTTTTTGTATTGTGTCAATGGCATCAATTGACATGTCTTGTTCTATTTTACTGGCATCGAATCCAATTGACTGTAATGTTTGTTGGAATTGCTCTGATTGCGTTGTGGCTTTTGATAAACTATTGACAATAGCATTGGTGGCAGCAATCGCACCATCTGGTTTTATATTCAGGTTTAAGAACGTTGAATTTAATGCCATAACTTGTTTGAAATCGAGTTTATCAGCAATATCATCCATACCTTTTAACGAACTAATGATATTAGCTGCATTAACATCGGTGTTGTCACTTAGATAATTAATTGTGTCGGCTAAGTTTTCAATATTTTCTATAGGAATATTAAATAGTTTGGCAATTTCACTCATATCTGTTGCTAATTCTTTAACTGGTAAACCAAATGCGTTGGCTGACATTGCCGTGATTTTGGTAAAGTTTAGCAGTTTTTTTTGTTGTTCACTTATTGGATCGCTTTGTTTGGTTATACCTAATTTGGCATTAGATTCTACTTGTTCCGCAATATCTAATGCTCCTCTAGCTGTCGGTATTTGTTGACTTAATGATTGAATTTGCTCTTTCATACTGTCAAATAATTCAGTCGGTTTGCCTTCTAGGTCATAAAGCCCTTTAAATTGCCTTGCAATTTTATTCATGGCTTGATTAAATTCAGTGAAGGACTCAACTTGATACAATATTGGTTTGCCAAGATTTGTGCCAATTTCTTTTAGCTTTTTACTTGGTGAGCTTTTTTTTTCTTTGTCATCTGAATTTTTGTCAGCAGTTTCCGTATTAGCCTGTGTATTAACTTTTTTTGACTGACTAGTTTCAGAAGACTTTGTATTAGATCTAGGCTTATTCGTGTTGTTAGCTCCAGATATGTTATTTTTTTGATTTGGTTTTTTCTTGGATTTTTTGGACATAATTAATTAACTCTGTTTCTCTGATTTTGATTAGTGATGTTTATGTTGAGTGCATTAATTGTGTATTGATTCGGTTTTTTAAATTATTCAAAAAATCAATGCTGTCAAACGGTACCTTTTATTTTTGATAATTTCTTAATGATTATTCAGAATTATTGGTACCGTTTCTGACGCGAGCATGCTCTCGCCATTCCATAAGTTCAGATAAGTTTAATTCATCCATGGCTGATGGTTGCCAGTGAAAGATTAGCGCAATATCTGCCATTGCCTCCTCTACTCGGTTGGGTATTCCTTGTTGGCATCGTTCGAGTTCTGGGACAAAAAATTGATTACCTCTTTAGTGATCTCTGATAAGTCAATTAAATCTAAATTAAATACTTCATGTTCAGCAATTGATGGTGTCGTAATGCGTGGTAATACTTTTGCTAAAGAGTCGATATCTAAATCAATAAATTCGATTAATTTAACGCCACGTAAATCACCGGTTAAAGGTTTGCGGACAGTAATTTCGTTAATGATTGTTTTACCTGATTTTAGTCCAGTTTTTAACGTAATTTTTTTGCTGTTAGTCATTTGTTTTCTCTCGTAAGAAGCCCTTGCGGGCTTTTTAATTTAAATGATTAGTTTTAAATTAATGGTTATAGTCCAATGGCACTGCGTGCTTTGGATAGACGATCTTCACCGTTTACTTTGTCGATCATGTTGATAAGGTCGATTTCAGTAATTTCTTCGTTGTTGATGATCTCTTTATAATATGTACATTGCGTAGTGATTTTAGTCGAGTTGCTTTCACCTTGTTTTAGTTCACCACGATCTTGTTCTTTGTGGCGCCCATTAACGATGATTTCGACTTTAACAAAATCTTCACTATCATCTTTTTGGTAAGCACCAGCAAAACGTAATGTAACACCATTGAGTAAACCTCCATGCTGTTTTAGCACTTCGTGAGCTAACCCACCGATTGTCCATTCAACATTTAATGCGTCATCTTCATATCCCATGTCGATTGGCACGCTACCTGGCATACCTGCACCACGATAATTTTCAAATTTTCTGGTTAATTTGGGTGGTGTGAATGATTCGACTTCACCAGCAAAAGATGTCCCGTTGACATAGACATTAAAGTATTTGAGTTTTTTAGGTAGAGCCATTTAATTGTTCTCCTTAGTTAGTGGCGACTGAATTAGCCAGCTCAACCAAATATTTATCGGTAATGCGTTGGCGTAACATAAGATTTTCAAGTGGTGGGACAGGAGTAAAATCATAATCAATATATAATTTGCCTGCTTTTAGAATGTCCGCTGTATTAGCTTCAGGATCAAACCATGCTTTACCATCAATAATGTAGCCATTAGATTTTAATTCACGGAATTTATTATTGATTGACTCAACTAAATCTTTAATTAAAGAAGCATGCATTGGTGCGTCAACTAATTGGAATTGTGCTTCAGCAATAGTGTCAGCTAATACTTGTGCGGTACGAGTGTAGTTTTCAAACGCAAATAATGTATCAGCAGAACAGGTACGAGAGCCCCAGAAGCGATAGCCTTGATTGCAAATTAAAGTTGTTACATCGTGCATGTTTAAGTAATTTGAATCTGAGCTTTCTTCTTGCAAATCCCAAAATACACTTTTAGAAATGCCTGTGACGCCATTGACAGGAACATTTGATAATGTTTTATGCCAGCCAACTTTTTGGTCGATTTGGGCACGTAGACCTAATGCTCTAGCCGTTGCAGCTAAAGTGACATTTTTTTTGCGTTTGGTATCAAAGCCGACAAAATCAGGCCAAATTACCATCGCTTCTCGAGCACCTAATTTATCGCGATAAAGCACCGCTTGTTCTTTGGTTTTAGCGCCGTGAGCAGAAATATAACAAAAGGCACGTAATTTTTGTGCTAATGAAACTAGCGCAGTAGCAACTGGTAATGAGTCATTACCAGGCACACCTAAAATACGTGGTTTTACCTTCAATTGCGTTTGTGCTGAAAGTAGTGCTTTCATACCAGTATATTTGCCATCTTCAGTCGTGGTACCAATGATATTTTCTTCTGTTTTTGCGGCAGTTGCACCTGTTTCAACACGAACAGCAACGATAACCGGTGAACACTGATCTGCAATTGCTTCTAGTGTTGGTTTTAGCGTTCCTGTTGAGCCAGCTTTACCAATAGCGGTATTGACATTGGTAATCAAAACTGGGGTGTTAAGTGGAAAATGCTTCGCATCGGCATCATCGCCAGTACAAACAATACCAATAACAGCAGTAGAAACTGTTCTGATAGAGCGTGAACCTTCATTGATTTCGATGACTCGGACGCCGTGATGATAGTCGTTAGCCATAAGTTCTCCGTTGTGGTTTACATATCGTAAAGTTAATGTACTTAACAATATTTACATATTTGATACAAATGAGTTAGTGATTGTATTTGTAGTGGAAATTGTTACAATTTATAGAGAAAATGTTTATCGGATAGTATGAATATAACGGACAAAAAACTGTCATTTACTACGCTAAATTGAAAAAGTAAATGACAGTAATTGATATTAAAATTAGATAGTTGGATCATTAGGCCAATCAATATTTGGTGCTTGTTCAACATCAATGCGATTGACTAGCACGCGATATTTTTTCCATTCGGCGAGTAATTGCATTTCTTGCTCACTGGCAATTTGTGAATCAACCGCATCTTGTAAATAACTGATTTGCGTAGTTGCTTCAGCGAGAAGTTGATTTTTCTTGGTTAAAGCCTGATTGACTTCAGATTGATGCTGCTTGTTGACATCTAATTGCCATTTTTTACCATCCCAATAATCAAATTCACTGGCTGGTTTTAAGGTTGTATAGCCATCAGGAATTTCACCCACTTCTTGCATGGTCGTTTCAGCACCCGTTTCTGTTGAGTAAATCTTAGTGCCACGTAAATCTTTGGGGTAGGTCCATTGTTGGCCATTGTGAATAATAGCTTGATTATCTTTAACGCTTTTCGGTGCATCTAAGTAAGCATTAGCTGGTAAACCAACACCAATTGGTAAATATTGATAGGTGGCTTGTAAAAATTCACCTTTAGCGTCAACATTATAAACAACGACCCAGCCGGCTGAAATTGTTAAGCCGCTATTATCTAATACTGCTGATTTTGGTTGTAATTGGTATTTCATCAATATTCTCCTGATTATTTAGCTTTAACTATATAAATAAATTGTTGAGTTTTACTCCAATCAAACTCTTGTGTTAATTTTGGTAATTCTCCTGATGGAAATATTGAAGATAGTTTAGGGTATTTTTCTTTATCAAACATAGCTCCATTACAATTCAAATATCCTGCAGGTGGTTGGATTCCTGGCCATTGTAGTATCGCGCCGACTGGCGTTAGAAAACGATTTATATTTGCTTCTGTGATAGACTCAATCCAATTCCTTTTCTCCGTTTGACTAAATACACTACGGCTTAAAATTCTAGGTCCTCTTAATGCCGGAACGTATAATTGCTCAACATGACCACCATATCGGCTTCCAGTACCATAAACGGCCAGCGTCGAATAGTAATTGTCATCTCCTAAATCTGGAAGACCAGGGCGATTATATGGGTCTGTGCCATAGAAACCGGTTAACAATATGTCGTTTGCATTACTTAATGGGGCACCCTCTGTTGAACCGATTCCATAATCACCTGCTTTTAGAACTGATTTATCGTTAATAGTTACATCTTTTACATTTTTAAATTGCCAAATGTTTTCGGTTGAATCGTAGTCTAATTTTCTTGCCGATCTGTTAGTTTTAGCATCATAAAACACATGTGAATATCTATCGCCTGAAGTCATCAATGTCATTGAATCATTGTTATCATTGTTTATTTTCAATCCTTTACTTGATAATGTTAATTGACCCGTCATTGTGTCACCAGCACGTTTTACTGCCTTATCATACACTTTTTTGACCGCTCGTGGTGTTGCGGCTTGAGTTTCGAGCTTAGAATTAATTGCTGAATTCAGTTGCACAAAACCTTTGGCACTAGTGGTGGCATCTGGGTGATTGGTTGATTTTTCATGAGCAGTGATTTTTGCTGTAATTGTATCATTAACATATTTTTGGGTAGCAGTCGTTTGAGTAGCGTCGGCTCTTGGTTCAATGTATTGCCGCGCAGCAAATACTTCGATTGTTTCGTTTTTTAGCTCAATAGCTTCTGTGTTATCGACAATGATTACCATTCTAATCATTTGTGTTCGACTACTGTCTTCAAGACAATTGGGCTTATAAGTAGCAGGGTAGTTACCCACGGCGATCAGATTATCTTTATCATCAAATAAGCCAATTTCATGAATAAACCAGCCACCATCAGTTTCAGGTATAACTTGTTCTGCAATAATTTGACAAGGATTTTCATTGTCGACAAATAATTTGTCGATAGCTGCACGTCTAACTTCATGAACTAATTCGGTTTGGGTTGCATCAGGTGTAGTAATATTACCGTTGCCATCACCCACTGCCATTTGAGTTATTTTAAGTTGAAGACCCTTTGACATAGCATTATCTAATAATGACACTCCTTTTAGTGTTAAAATTGTATTGTATGCTTGATTCATAGTATTATTCTCATAGTATCGATTAAATGGATAGTTGTGCCAAAATGGTTTTCGTATTTAATTTGAGTGGAATACCTAAAGCGGTAGCATTGGCTAGTAATGCAGCTCCTTGTTGGGTAATTAACGTATAAAATTTTTGACTCATATTTTTACTCTATAAACTAAATTCGAATCGCCAATAGGGCGAGCGAATGAGCTGATTGTTTTTATTTTAAATGTCTAGTTTACGAATACCTTATAAAATGCATTAGATTTGCATTTTATAAAATGGCTTGCTAAAGATAATGACACAGTCTAAAGAAGTTAGTTAATGGATGGATTTGTAAAAAGAATGATTACAAACAGCTAAGATAACAAAACGTTAGAAATATAAGATGTGAATAAAAAACCTTAGTGACATTACTAAGGTTTTTGTATACTAGTTACTTTATTTTGGCTAGTATTTAAGTTGTAAAATCATCGGGAATTTCACCCATCTCTTGAATGTTATTC